CTGAGCCTCCTGTCTTACTCTGTTACTGTGATAGTGACTGGCTCTTCAGCTGTAGCTGGCTCTTCAACTACCTTATCCTCAGCAGTAGCAGATCCTAAGAAGATAGCCATTACAAAAATAGCGAATGCGTTCATTGTTTATTTCCCTTCGAGATGTTGGACTAACTCAGTATAACCACCTATGTGATTACCCTCGCTGTCCCAGATTTGTGGTACAGTAGTCATACCAGCTTGTTTAATAAGTGTCAACAGCCACTTACTACTTGATGAACTTAGAGAGTAGGCCGTGAAGCCTACCCTTTTTTCTCGTAGAAGATGTTTTGCCTTAGTACAAAACTTACACTGGTCTCCTGTAATGATTATGTACATTAGATAAACAGTGACTTGACTGCAAACATAGAAGCAGACTGTGTATCCAAGATAGCTTTATCTTTCAGAGGGCCATTAGGACAATGTAGGTGGATAGCAAGAGCCAAGGACTCTGCTGCATCTTTGATATCGTCTACTTCTTTTGATCCTGATGGGTTGAACTCTTTGTTTGTGAATGACATTGTTGTCTCCTTGATATCGTCTACTTCTTTTGATCCTGATGGGTTGAACTCTTTGTTTGCGATGGGTATTGTTGTCTCCTTTAAGTTTAAATAGGGCATTGTTGTCTCCTTTAGGTTTAAATTAAGATGAGCCTTTTATACACATGCTCAGGTGCTTTGGTTACACTAGGTCTACGATCTCACAGCTATCCCCAGAGCAAGCTAATGTCTGGCTACCTGATGTGTTGTCCTCTTGCTCGTAGTCAGCAAGCAAAGACCAGTCGATAGCCTTAGGCATCAAAGACAACAGCTGCTCGTACTCAGACTTACCACAGTCCTGATAGGGAGCCTGTTGGTAGGTGTGATCTGAGTGTGGCAAGAAAGACACACCACTCATTTCATCGAAGTGTCTGTACACGAATGCACCTACGTCTACCCACTCACTGTCACGAACTGAGATAGTCACCGATGGTTTGTGTTCACACCAGTGTCGCTGATAGGTAAGCCATGTCTCTAGTTGTTCGATAGCTGTTGTATCATTACGGGTAACAGCATTGTCTGGTGACTTCATAGGGAAGCTGAACACTGTAGTCTGATCTGGCTTCATGACACATGGCTCACTAGGGATACCTTGGTCAATCATGAACTGAGTCAAGGGGTCTTTGTTGTCTCCTCGAACGGTTCGGATGTAGTAATTATTGTGTCTGGCGTGTATCCCAGAGGCTGAGTCAACGAGTTGGCTGACTGTTCCCGATGGCTTAACACAGCTAATAGCAGCAGCAACAGGAATATCGAGAAGGCCAGCCCACTCAGCATTGGTTTCAATTGCAATCTCACGTAACTTCTCCAATGTTTTATCTAGGCCAGCGTTCTTGCTAGTCATTAGGGGGTTATCCATAATGCCTGTCAGGCTCACACCTAGCAGACGTTCAGCTTCTGTATTGTCAGCCCAGACCTTACGTAGATAGGGCATCTTAGTGTAGGTAGACTGGATCGTACCTAAGATGGTAGCCAGTTTCACCTTACGGGCTAAGGTATCGAAGCTATCTGTAGCTCGTACAACAACCTCTGTTAGGTTACAGAACTGATTAGGGCGGAGGATGATCTCACTACACGGGTTGGTCCCGAACTCATAGTTAGCATCCCGGCGTCCGTTCTTCTCTGCCTGTTTCTTAGAGGCTTGGCGGTTAAAGATACCACGTTCACCTGACCCTGACTCAACCAAGGCTGTCCATTCCCGCATGAATGACATAGCATCTGGCTTCTCAGTGTACGACACAGAGTTGTTAGCTAAGGCACGTTGTGGGTTGTTCTCCCACCATGCACCTGACTTAGCATGACGCATACGATCATCACTCAGGTTAGACAGAGAGATCATAGCACTACGACGAACACCACCTACAACAACCACCTCACCGATCTTACACATCAAGTCGTGGCATTCAACGGACGATAGCTTACGTCCCTCTGCTGCACGAAAGGTATTAACAGCGAAGTTAAACAGATCAATCAGAGGCGCTGGGCCAGAAGCCCGTCCACCGAAGGTCTTAAGTCGAGCACCAGCTAATCGGACCTTAGACACATCCCACTTAGGGATCTCACCACTATACAGGAGTGCAATAACTTGACGCAGAGCCTTAGCCCAACCTTCCTTACTGTCCTTAACGACAATGACCGACTCACTCTCGAAGAGCTTAGGCACTTCTGGGAGCTTGCTGATGAACTGTCTCTCGACGGAGAACCCAACACCAGTACCACACAACAAGATAAACATAGCCTCATCGAAGGACTTAAGGTCATCTACGGGTAGGTAGCTACAGTTATACATGCAGGTGTTGTCTCGTGCAGCGGCAGGACCAGCTGTCATGAGTGATCGCATAGATGGCATTACCTCAAGGTTAAGGATAGCTTCTTCGATCTGCTTGATGTAACTGTTGTCACCTGCCACAGGCTTAACGATGTTGTCGATGTAACGGGAGACTGTCTCACCCCAGTTCTCTCGTCGTCCCTCTTTGTCTAGCCACCGTGCGTACCGTGAGGTAGCGATGAAAGTCTGGTAGTCTGTTGGTAGTAGGTTGCTCATTCACCACGTCCTCGCATTGTTTTATCTTCTTCTAACCAGACCATACGGTCAATGTCTTCTCGGCTAATGCCAATGTCCTTTAGTTCCCTATCGGACAGTTGGTTCAGTATCTTGATTGCCTGTCGATGCTCTGACCACATCACACAGTATCGCATGAACCTTACTAATATATTATTTACCCATCTCTTCTTCATCGGTTATCTCCACTGCCTTGAAGAACACCTCGTGACTGCCTGTCATTCAGCTTATCCATGTTAGTCTGCATCACTGACTGTAGGTCACTGTAGAAGTAGTTAGCAATAGCTGTAGTATAGAACAACACATCACCTAACTCCTTTACAATATCTTTCTGGTTGATTGACTTGTTGTCCCTCACCATCTTCTTGACCTTCTCAGCCACCTCTCCTGCTTCCCCTACTAGGCCTAAGACATTCTCAACTAGACGGTCCTTACCTTTGACTAGGATCTTATCCTCTACCCAATATGAATAGTCAGTGGCTGATACGTCTACGATCTTGAAGGCGTCAATGTCCTCTTGTGTAATCATCGTATAGTTCCTTGTTTAATTATCATTGTCCATCATTTCGATTGGCATATCTTGAAAGAAGAAATCCTCTAGGTCAATGTCACCCCTGTTAACAAGGATGTCTAAGACTTCTACCTCTTCTAGGTCTGCCCTAGCTAGGACGCCAAGCAATCCGTAGCTAGTTATGAGTAACTCTAGTTGCCCTTTGTAGTCGAACATTAGTTTACCTTATTTGTATTTGAAAGATCACGCATCGTAAACGTAGTCACCGCCAATAGTGACCCCTTCAATGTTTGAAGATACTATATTTGATTCAGAATAAGCATCATCGAAATTATCGTATAACATTTCAGTGTGCTCTAGCTCACCGTCAACCTCAGCTAAGTAAACTACACAATAAGGATGTTCACCTGTGCTGTTGATAGTATAATCTGGATGTTCGAATGGACCTTCGAGAACCTTATGCAAGGTGATACTCATTTCCTTTTCCTTTCTCTTAACCATGTCTCAGGTATAACTTTATCTGCGTACTGAAAGCCATGCTTCTTGCACCACATACCGTAAGTTGTCTTGCTACCCTTGTATAGCTTTGCCTTACTATTCGTAAAGACAAACCTTATATCGTACTCAGGATGTTGAGACTTAACTGCTAAGTGTTTAGCTCTGTCCGAAGAAATGAACCGTCCTTTTGTCTCAACTACTATACCATTGTCAAGAACAAAGTCAGGTGTGTAGGTCTTTATCTTAGGATCTACCCACTTGATCTTTAGTTTCTCGTACTCGAAGTGGATACCCTTCTCTTTAAGGAAGGTTGCTGTATCCTCTTCTAGGCCTGATCGGTAGCCAGCAAGAAGTGCTCTCTTGCGTAGCTTACTCCTCATCTATAGGAACCTCTGGAACCTTAGGCTCATACACGACATCAACTAGGAACTGTGGACCGAAGCTATAGATAAACTTACGAGCCTCAGGCCAGCATTCTTTCTTGAACTCACAGTAGCTGCACATCATAGGCAGCTTAGTGTTCGGACTTGACTTGGACTGAGGCACTGGTTCGTAGCGTTCTTCAGGGATGTCCCCTGCTACAAGTGCCTTAGCCTCTAGCATTTCATGCTCTTTGGTCTTTAAGTCCTCTGTGAAGTCATGCACATCTAAGCAGATATGTCCGTTCTGTTTGTCGATAGCAAGGAAAGCACCGTGTGTCTTGTTAGTTACAAGTGGATCATCCTTACCTGCATAGACATAAGAACTAAGCTGACTGATGTAACCGAAGGCATCGTCATCTCGTAGTGTACCGTCCTTGAACTTCTTGAAGGCAAAGGAACTACAAGACTTAACGTCTACAGTCATACCATTAATCACACAGTCACGATGGCCTTTGATACCGTGAACATCAAGACGATCTTGTTGTCCTTTAACATCATGACCTGCTGCGATAGCAATGGCTAGTGCCAGCTCTTCGATCATATCCCCATAGAAGAACTTGAACAAGGTACTGGCGTTGAGTGGGATAGAAGAGTCAGCCTTGTTGACCTTGTACCACAGTTTACGTTTACATGGTGTCCCGATAGAGGACAGTGAGAGGTAAGCCCTAGGCTCTTGGGGTTTACTGAAGCGTTGGTTAGCAGCCTGTGAGATGTTAGAGCCTAGGGTAGAACCAACTACCCCAGACCAACCACCTTCACCCTTGATAACCTCGTGCATGTCAGCAACAAGCGTGTCGATGGTTTTCATTTAGAAGCCCACCGCTTCGTTATCTTTGACGTACTCTACAAGTTCGAGTACCTTCACACTGACTAGGCTAGTCCGGGTGTACTGCTTACCGTCACCACCTGTGAATGTAGTAATCAGGTTAGTACACTCAGCTACAGTACCGTTACCGATAGAACCCATGTCTTCTGCCCAAGGGTTGCCGTCCTTGTCTGTGACCTTAGGCTCACCACCTGCTTGCTCAAGCACTCCACCGTCCTTCTTGACAACCTTGTGAGGACGGACGTACTTAACTACCATCTCACCATCCATGATACGCTTCTGGTTAGGTTGCTTCTGTGAGCCTGAGTCTTTGAGCTTTTTCATCTGCTCTTTGTCGAGGACTTGGTTGACTGTGTAAGCACCCTCTGTCTTCTGGTATGCTCCACCGTATCCTTCGAGGTCTCGGTTACCCTCTGAGAGACGTGCCCATTCGATTGGACCAGTTGTTGTAACTTCTTTGTATGTTGTTTTAGCCATTGGTTTTCCTTTGGTTGTTAGGGGCCATACTTATATATTAATACGTACAGTAGTCTGTGTCAATAGTTAATGTGTATCTTTCCAAGATTTTCCTATGGAAGATTCTCCTGCGAGGGGACACATGATTCCTAGGTGTAGTCCTGCCCACTCGATAGCATCTCGTTGTATCTTAGCTAACCTTTCTGCATCTTCTAAACTCCCTCTTATCTCTGTTTGCCATTCGTCATGTACCCAAGTGCATATCTTAAAGTCAAGCCCTTGTTTACTTGCCTCTTCCATCCAGCGTCTAGTTGCATACTTCATAACGAGGGTCTCCCCGTTCTGCAACATACCCGCTAGTGTCTTGTGTTCGCTGGGTACTACAACCCTGCGTCCATCGTAACCTTTGAAGTAACCCTGTCCTGCTATCTCAGGGATAACTCTCTTCTTTAGTTTAGCTAGGCCTTCAATACTCTCAGTGAAGTTAGCTACAGCCTTACCTGCCTGTCCCATGTTAGTCTTTAGGATCTGTGCAATCTTAGCTGTACCTGCCCCTAGTAGGAAGGCATAGATAAAAGTCTTAGCCATGTCCCTCGTGATACCGTTAAGACCTAGAGCCTTACGGTTAAGGTTATGGATGTCTGTCTGATCCTCACTCTTACCTTCGATGATAGCCTTGATGTACTGCTTACTCTCCATGATGTCAGCAAGTATTCGTAACTGGATACCTGAGGCATCCGTACCTACAAGATAGCAGCCCTCTGGTGTAGTCCATAGGTCTCTGAACCTACCGTCATAGTCTGCCTTCACCTTCTCTACTGCTGTCTTAGGTTGACCGTGGAACACACTAGGGATGTTGCCCATGTTAGGGTTACGGTGTGCCATACGTCCTGTCCAAGACCCTATGTGCATGAACTGACCGTGGATACGGGTGTCACTGCTACTTGAGAAGGCCTGTAGCCACTCTGAAAGGGTGCTTCTGCGT